AGACCCTCATGGCAGACCTTGTGGGCTGGGCACCACTTGCACTCGTACCAGGTAGGGTCCGTCGACAGCGGCGGCGGCATCTCGTCGGCAAGCGCCAATCGTTGACCACGGGCGATTGCTTTCTCTGCTACCTCTTTGTCGTAGCGCACACGCTCCGTGTAGATGCGGTCGTCGTCTTTGCAGACGGCGACATACAAGGCGCGGTCAATGCCAAGCCCGTGCATGTAAGTCTGCATTTGAATCCAATGTGTGCGCTTCGCTTTCTCAACGCCGTTCTTTTCGACGTCGTCAAAACTCTTCTTTGAATGCGTTTTAAACTCGGCAACGTGCGGTTTGTTCGGTGCTTCAGGCACGCCGCCGTCAATGATGGCGTCGACGCTGCCAGACACATGGGAACCAAACGAGACGCGGGCTTGCTCGCCGGTTGTCTCGCGGATCTCGATGCCGATGGCACGGAGGTCTCGGAGGATCGTGGCTTCTTCTGCATGGCCCCGACGGAAGACGCGCAGGACGCGTCCAGGCACTTGCTCGACGACAGCCCAACGGAACTTCAGCCACAGCCATTTGTCGCAAGCGTGGCCCAACTCAGACGCTCCCATGTGCGAACGCGGCGCTTCCCGGCCCCGCTCATGGTGTGCGTCGATCAACGATTGAATGGTGATGCGAGGCGGCGGGATCGGGGACATTGGGACTCCAGAAAAGAAAGGGGCCGAGGGCGCCCCTTGTGGGTGTCAGGGCTTTTTGTCGATCAAAGTGCGAATGACATGCTTCGTCTTTTCCCAGATCTCTTCACGGTCCTTACCTTCGCCATGATTCAACAATCGCGGGATGACTGATTTCCATTCTTGAACATCACGAGCAGCCTTGATTGCAATAACGCGAACACCATCCGCAATCCGCTCCAACGCCTCCACCTGTCGACGCTGCAACGCCTCTGCCTCTGTCTCGTTTGATGGCTGCATCACTTCACCCACGGTGGCTTAGAAGCGGGAGCAGGCGCAGCGGCTGGCGACGTCGACGGCGCTTGAGCGCCGCCGCTCGCTTTCATCGCCTTGATTTTGTTCTTGTCGCCGTACTCTGCGCTCGACTCCGTGATCACCTTGATCGTCATCCGCTTTCCGATCAGCTGGTCGCTGTCGTCGAGACGAGCGGCGCCAATGGCGCGGCAGAGCTCACCCATCTGCTGGTTGCCAATGTCTTCCGCTTTCGGGTTGGGGTTTCTCAACGTGATCATGCCGAACACAACCCGGCCCTGATGCGTGGGTCCGACGACGTCACAACGGTAGGAGAGGTAGTCTCCGGTCCCTGCCTTCGTCGTCTTGACGGTGGCCTCCGTTACGGTCACGTCGTACCAGCCGTCTGGGATCGGCGTGAAGTCTCCGCCGTTGCCTTTGGGCATTTCCGATTCGATGTAGCTACGTCCGAGATTCGCCATGGTTCATCCTTCTTTCTTGTCAGTGATTGCGAAGCTGGGTCGCCCCGGCTTGCTGGTGATTGCCCCAAGGAGCGGGCGAGTGATTGAATCTGACGCCGCGTCCCATGCCTTGCGGTTGATCTCCGGCTTCCATCTGAACAGACCGGAGAGGTGGTCTGTGAGACCGGCGTCAAGCGCCAACTGTTGGAGTTTGTCGCCGTCAACCTTGCGGTCGATGCGACCGGTGATCTTCAGCACACCGCTGACCTTGACAACGCCGTCAAGGTCTTCAGGAATCCCGAGGATCACCGCGATGGTGTCCTCAATCTGGCGGCGCTCTTCGACGGCTGCCGCCTCGGTTTCTTTGGCCTTGCGCCATTGCTCAATCAGGCTGTCGAGCATCATGGTTGCCCCGCAATCTTGCGGATGATGGCTCCGAGGTCCGGCGCTTCCCATTGGTCAAGTTTGCCGCTGCGGTCCTTGGCGCTCCAGAGACCATCCGTCGCCGTCAGCAGTGCCCGACCGTACGACTCGATGCGCAGCGCGAAGACCTCGTCGAAGAAGTAGGGCAGTTGCTGTGCGAACTTGTTGCCGGGCAGGCTGGGGGCGTAGGACACGGCGCCCACCTCGTCGGTGCTCTTCTCCATCTTGGCGCTGAAATAGACGTGCTTTCCTGGCAGGTCACGGAAGGCGCGGATGAGGTCCGCCATCTTGTCTTGCATCTCACCATAGGCTTTCATCCCGTGGATCTTCTTGCCGTCGATCTTGACTTTCTTCTCGGCAGACAGAACCACCTCGCCAATCTCGGAGATCGAATCAAGTGCAATGCTTTCGAAGTGCTTGGCCTCTTCCGACGACGTCGCCCACTCGTAGGCTTCGTAGAGGTCGGCCATCGTGTTGATCTCGATGTAGGGCAGGTCGGCGCCCTTGATCGACAACAGCCCGGCTTCGGCGGACAGCACGATCGGATTCGGCAGGGTGGCGATCAGGCTGGTCTTTCCAGACCCGGCCATGCCGTAAACAAGGAACTTGACTGACGACGCGCCAAGCTGGCCCGTCCGCTTTACCGATATGGCCATGTGGCCTCCGTGTTTGACGCGGTCGGAAGATTCCGGTTGCGCCGTGTGCAAGGTTTCTGACACGTTGCCGCAACAAACGCAAGCGCAAAGGACAGAAAAATGAGCATCGACGAGATCCGATCACGCCTGGCCGACTGCAACCTCTCCAGAGTGGCGAAGGGATCGGGCGTGTCCGTCCATTCCCTCTACCGCCTGCTGAAGCCCGATTCGTCGCCGCGTCACTCCACCGTCGTCAAGGTTGGCGCCTATCTGGCTCGCCACGAGGTCACCAATGGTCAAGTTTGATCGCCCGTTCCACGCCAACGCCGTCGACGACAGGACGCCAGAACAGCAACTGATCGACGCCATAGCCTACGAGGGAATCAACCCCCCGTCGTCGGTCACGCTCGACGGCAAGATCCACCGCTTCAAATCGACGGCTGGCAAGGGCCGGGACACCAACGGCTGGTACGTCGCCTACTCCGACGGTCGACCCGCTGGCCGGTTTGGCTGCTGGCGTCGTCAGATCGACGCCTCATGGGCTGCTGAAGGCGGGCCTTCGATGACGCCGGCTGAAGAGATCGCGCACGCCAAACGCATGGCAGAGATGCGCACGATCCGAGACGCCGAGGTCGCTCGACAGCGTGAGGTGATCTCTGAAGTGGTCGAGGAAATCTGGAATGATCTCCCGTCGGCGTCCGATGATCACCCCTACCTGAAGCGCAAGGGAGTCAAGGCGCACGGCTCCAAGGTGACGACGGACGGCAAACTGGTAGTGCCGCTGTTTGGCGTCGACGGCGGGATCTCAAGCCTGCAATACATCGACGGCGAGGGGGGCAAGCGGTACCACCCTGGCGGCGAAGTCAAGGGCAAATTCTGGCGGCTTGGCGACGTCCCAAGCGACGGCGTGATCTATCTCGCGGAAGGTTTCGCAACGGCGGCGACGATCCATGAAGTTCAGGGTCGACCGTGCGCCATCGCCTACAGCGCCAGCAACCTCGTCGACGTCGCTGGCACGCTCGTTGGGCTCTACGGTAACCGCATCACAATCGTCGCCGACAACGACAAAGGCCACGTCGGGCTCCGAGCGGCGGAACAAGCGTGCGCCAAACACGGCGTGCGGTATGTGATCCCCCCGATCCCCGGCGACGCCAACGACTACGTCCAGGCCGGTCAAGACCTGACCGCGTTGCTGTCGCCGTCCGCCGATGAATGGCTGATCCCGGCTGACGACTTCTGCGCACAACCGGCGCCGATTGCATGGCTGATCCGTGGTTGGGCACAAGCCGAGGCCCTGATGATGGTCCACGGCCCGTCGGGCAGCGGCAAGACCTTTGTCGTCTTGGATTGGTGCTGCCGCATGGCGGCGAGCGTCCCCGATTGGATGGGGGCCAAGGTCAAGTCGGGCGCCGTGGTCTATCTGGCGGGCGAGGGACACCACGGGCTGCGGGGGCGTATCGCGGCGTGGAAGATCGCCAACACGATGGCCCCGCTGGCCATGCACCTGTCGTCGAGCGGTTGCGACCTAGACACACAAGCCGGACTGCTCAAGGCCAAAGACGCCATCGCGGCCCTGTCCGTCCGTCCGGCGCTGATCGTCGTCGACACACTGCACCGCTTCCTGTCTGGCGACGAGAACAGCGCCCAAGACGCCAAGGCCATGCTCGACTCATGCGCAGCCCTGATGTCCGAGTTCCGATGCTCCGTGCTGTTGGTGCATCACACTGGCGTGTCTGACGAGGCACAAGGTCGGGCGCGGGGGAGTTCGTCTTGGCGTGGGGCGCTCGACATCGAGGTCTCCGTCACCTGCAAGGACAAGGTGATCACCATCGCGCAAAAGAAGTCCAAAGACGCCGAACTTCTGCCGCCAGTCTTTGGCCAACTGGCTAGCGTGACGATCCCCGGTTGGCTCGACGAAGACGGCGCACCCGTCACGAGTGCCGTTCTGGCGGCTTCAGAGGCACCGCCAGTGCGCGAGAAGGAGCAACCCGGTGCCAAGAACCGGAAAGTGTTTGAAAATGCGTGGTGGGCATCCAAGGCGGAAGTGCTCGACGGCCTGCCCTACCTCACCCGTGCCGCGTTGCGTCAGTACCTGTCAGTGAACAACGGGTGGACTGAAAGCACCATCGACACCCACCTCAAGCCATCGGGACAACCGGGACGGCTGATTCGGGACTTGCTTGATTGCGGTCTGATCGCTGCCAGAACTCACGGATGGGCAGTGATCGATCCAGTCCGGTCTAGCGGTCTGATACTGGCGAAACAGTCGAAAACCACTGAACGGGACTAAACGGGACGGAACGGGATTTGTGGGTTTTTGTCCCGTCGGCAAAGGCAGCAAGAACGGGACGGGACGGGACTCTCTCTCTTAGAGAGTCCCGGCTGTCCCGGTCACTGATGCGGGAATGACCCAAGAACCGGACGCGGTGCGTCAAAGTATTTTGATGGTTGATTCTTGACTCCCCCCACCTGACCTGTACCCTCCCCCCACGGGCTCG